ATGAGCCCGCGCCAGGCTACGACCACTTTGTCGATGCGGCTCGCTATGGAGCGACGTGGCATATGACGAACCCCAACTTCGGGCGGTACGTTATTGGATGAGCTTCCAGAACTCAAACAAGACGGCGGCAACAAAGGTCAGCGTGATGAACCAAGCGACGTAGAGCATGACAGAGGGGGTTGCAGTGATAACATGTGCAGGAAGTCTTGCATATCAATCGTGCCGTTGCCGTTAAAGTCAAAGGCACTGGCCTGGCTTCCAGGGGTCAGCTCCAGGCCGTAGGCTTGAAGCATCAAAAGCAGGTCCATGATGAAGTCACTCCACATGGTCGCAATTACGGAGAAACTCTACGGAAGTTACAAAAACGCGAAAAAAATTTACGGCAAGACTTGACTTCACAGGAAAAAAAGTTCCATATTTGTCTCATGAATCAATCAAATACCCCCCAGATGGAAAACTTCCTCAACAACCACATCGAGTTTCGCTTCACAACTGAGGCTGACCGCAACTTTTGCATGAAGTTCTTGCAAGATTCCGTAAAAGCCTACGAAGGCCGTGTCGCTCAATACATCGAGCAAGGTCACACGTACGAAACTTCCGGTGCATTGCGTGAGGCAATCGAGATGCGCAACGCCTTCCGCAAGTCATTGTCAAAAGTTTTCTACCGTACCTCAGTCATTAAGTAATTCAAACGGGGGACTTCGGTCCCCCACTATACCCACCCCATGAAGTATTACACTCTCACCCCCCAGCAGCTTGCAGACATCATCGACGATGCATTTGACCTCGGCAAGCGTTACGCCACTGATGAACTCAACACCCTGCGCCCTGGCTTTTTTGCCAAGACCCGAACTCCAATTTACAAGGATGGCGAAGAGACGGCAGACGACTGGACAAACTTCCTCGACCGGAATGGCGGACTTGGCCTGGACAGCCAGGAAGCCAAGCTCGATATTCTGCTGAAGAACTTGAAAGACCAGATGCGAGAGGAATTGAGAAAGCTCACTGACTTCGAAGGATGAAACAAATGGGGGGCCTGTGCCCCCCTTAAACTCCCTTACTATGGATGAACCGAGATACGATTACGAAGTGCTCATGCACTTGCTCCCTGCAGTTGTCAACAGTGACATGACAGGGTTGACAGACAAGGAGGAGGAGCAGCTCCAGGAATTTTGTGACGAGCATGGTCACCACTGGTACCCCGTTTACCAGGAGGAGTACCCAGACGACCTGGAACAGTGCATGGGCAAATGTGATGTGACGGGCTTGATTGGATGGTGCGTACAAATCCAGGTAGGATGAATGACTTGCCGATGGGAGCTCTCAGCGACTGCTGTGGTGCTCCGACAGACCCCGACACGCCCATCTGCTCCGCTTGTTTGGAGTGGTGCGACTTTGAATACGAGTAACTGACCAACGCAGAACGTTGGAGGCGGGAGGTGACAGCCCCGCCTTTCTGCTGTTGCGAACTTTCTGAGCAGACTGGGTTATCTTACTGGCATGGAGATTCGCTTACCCCACAGATTCCAAGACTTACGGCTTAGGCAGATGCAAGCGTATATGCAAGCGGATAACGATGCGGACAGGATAGCAGCCCTCGCTGACGTCCCCGCTTCGACCGTGAGGGAATTGCCCCACAACCTGTATGACCGAGTACAGAAGCAGGTGGCAAATGTCATGGGCAACGAAACGTCACGTTTTGAGCGGGTGCTGATGCTGGATGGAAAAGAATACGGCATCATCCCTGACTGGGGCGAGTTCACGTTGGGCGAGTGGATTGATACGGAGGAGCTGGTACAGGACCTCTGGCCCAATGCTCACAAGCTCATGGCCCTGCTCTATCGACCTATTACGAACAGGGTGGGCGAGCGGTATGACATCGAGAGGTATACGGGCAAGGAGAACGACAAGATTTTTGGAGAGGTCACGGCGGACATCTTCACGGGGCTCATGCTTTTTTTTTGGACTTCCAACAAGACACGCGAGCTCATTTTGCAGCGGTCTTCGATGGAGGCGGAGGAGGTGGTGAAGGAGCCCAGCTAAACAAGTATGGATGGCATGGCATTCTTGACACCATCACGGACGGAGACTTACTCCGATTCAATCAAGCAACAGAGCTGGGGTGCTTCGTCGTTTTCAGGCATTTGGCATACCTCCAGGACAAAGCAGAAGTAATTAAACGGGCTAACAATGGTCAACTACAACAACATAGTCACAGCTTTTGAATCCTTTGCGGATAAGCACCTGCTGTTGGAGGGCTTTTCACACGGTGCTCCCGATGCGGTCGACGTAGAGAAGATTCGCAAATACCCGTTCCTGCATTTGGTCTACACTGGGGCCAACTACCAGGTGTCAGGGAATGCAGGGAACAAGACATACGCATTCGAGGTGTACATCTTGGGCAGCCCGTCCTTGGATGATGACGCAGCAGGGGTGCGGGAGGATGTACAGACCCAAGCGGTGAGTGACATCGAGCAGATTGCGGAGGACTTGCTGGCGGACATCCAGCAGGGGCACAAGGTCTTTGACTTGGGGCTGCATTATGGGCTCAACAGTGCTCGTATGACCCCCCTTACAGATACCCGAAGCAACCTGCTGGTGGGTGTGCTCCTGGACATCGCAATCGACCTGCCGTACGGCTATGATGCATGCAACCCACCGTTGGAGGGAGTCACGCCCGCAGGTAGTGTGCTCACCAGTCCCGTTGACACGGGCTCACTGACGGTACGTGAGAATGATGGCTCACCCAGCGTGTCAGGGGTGACGACCATCCAGGTGACCAATGGCGCATTGACAGACTCAGGTGGTGGCATCGTCACTCTGGACCTGGGCACTGGCAGCGTGCAAACGGTCAACAACGTATCGCCCGATGCAAACGGCAATGTGACCATCGAGACAGGCGGCGGCACTTTGGACGACCTGACGGACACCGACCTTGGCGCCTTGACGGGTCTCGACAATGGTGATGTGCTCTACTATGCTTCGTCACTCAGCAAGTGGATTAACGTGCCAGTATTCAACCTCCTCGTGCAGAATGCTAACAACGTAGTTGGAAGCCAAGCAGCTGCCATCGCAGCCAACACCGCTAAAACATCATTCCCTGGCTTTGGAACCACGGAGGGCACGGCGTTGGAGGGCAACACCGCTCTCTTGCAGCTGGGCACAACATCGACCACGGCGCTGGCTGGTGACACGACGACCATTACGACGGCTCAGGCAAACGCTATTACGGCGAACACAGCTAAGACCAGCTTCCCAGGCTTTGGCACTACAGCAGGTACGGCTTTGGAGGGAAGTACAAGCATACCTGGGGAACTCAATGACCTCAGCGACGCGACTGTGAGCAGTCCCGCGGCAGGTGATGTGCTGTACTATACGAACGGCTCTTTTCAGAACACCGACCTGTTGGCTGCTGTGCAGCAGGTGCTCACGGACAGCGGGTGCTCAGTCAGCTTTGGCAATAACAACCCTGGGGACTTCAATGGCGACGGGTTCATTGGACTTGAGGACTTTTTGGCCTTCCTCACAATCTATGGCACAAGCTACGAACCAGGAGGAGATTGCAGCGTCAATCGCAGCGTGGCAGGGCGCACGCCTGGCGGTTCGGCTCGCACTCCAGCATCGCGGATTGAATCCAAAGTAAACAACCTGGGCAGCACATTCATCGCTAATTACGAGTACGAGAATTACGACAGCGATGATGACTTCCAGCTGGCTACAAGCAAGGCTATCTCTGAACAGATTGAGTTGCGCAAAACACAGGGGCTTACCAGCTCTCTGGAATGGAGGGGTTACACATCGACTCAGGCTGTAAGTGCGGGCTCCAACACCGTCTTTGTCCCACGCATGGATGAAACAAGCTCCACCATTACCACACGGGGCAGCAACTTCCTGCAGCAGAACAGCATCAATGATGTGGTGGCCGTGGGTGGAGTCAGCACACAGGCTGGCGTTTCCTACACCGCGAGAATCAAATGCACGGCTGCTTCGGGGGTGGTGGTTGCTTTCAGCACGACGGCGACTGGCGTTTTCCGCAGCGCTACCTCAGTCACAATTACAGGTGATGGAACAGAGCAGACAGCTACGCTTACAGGCACTGTTGCTCAAGGTTACAATGACACGGGAGCAGCTAACTCTGGAACCCTGAAAATCACGGCTCTGGCTACAGGGTCTGCTACTATCAAATACGAGTCCATGACCGTTACAATTACCAACTGATGGCACAAGAACCTATTACACTTACCGAGCAGGAAAAGGACGCACTGAGCATGGTGCCTCACCTACTCGACGTCATACAGAACATCATTCAAAAAATCAACAATGGCTGACTTCATTATTGAAAACTGGGCAGAATTGCTCTTGGCTGCTATGGCCTTCGCTAAGGTGGTGGTGAACCTCACCCCCACAGAATCGGACAACCAAATTTTCGGCTACCTCGACTTGCTCATCACGGCAATTACTGGTGACCGACGCAAAGGTGGCAACGAAGGAGCTTAAAAAGGCCCTACAACTGTTTGCTGAGGAGCTGGTGGACAACGCCAGGAATGAACTCGGCAGACAGGTAGGAAACAACCCGACGTATGGCGTAGCCAGTGGACAATTACAGCGTTCACTTGGTTACGCCGTCACGGTACGGGGGCAGGACTTCGCGCTCAATTTTGGGGTGAAGGGAGCTGCAAAAAAATACGAGAGCTACGTCTACTTCGGAGTGAATGGCACACAGCGGCGTCATGGCAGCCCGTTCACGTTCAAAAAGCAGCCACCCACAGACGTTATCTTGAACTGGCTTAGGGTAAAGGGGGTGCGGGTGCTTTTGAGGGACAGCAAGGGGCGTTTTAAGAAGCATACAGAGTCGGGCTTACGTGGTGTGGCGTTCGTCATGGCACGAGCTATCAAGCGGCGAGGACTTCCAGGGGTCAAATACTGGTCGACGGCAGTGAAGATGACTCTACCCAAGCACCAAGCAAAGATTCGACAGGCTATGAAAGCGGACATTATTACAGGCATTAACATCACGGTCGGCAAATCGACAGGAAAACTCAAGGCATGAGCATCACTCTGGACGCATCACCAATCACGACGCACAGTACCAAGCGGATTGTGTACTCCAACCAGACGGCGGTCTGGAGCGTCAGCACCGACACGACCATCACGGATGATTTTCGGTACGTTGTCTACATAAGAGAAAACAGTGCCAGTGGCACGTTGCTCGCAAAGTATTACCTACCTCCCAACCCAGAGGACAAACTCCATTTCAACTTCAACGACACCGCACGCGGCTTAGTGGAGCATCAGCTCTTCAATCAAGACGGCAACTTGTTGGTGGATGGGGACAACTTCGAAAGCACCTTGATTGCGGACAGTGATGACGTAGGGCCAAGGCGCATTTACATACGCTTTGGTGAGTACACCGACGCAGGGGGAGAGACATCGCCCGACATCACCCAAAACTTCCTGCTCATCCCTGGAGCACGTCAGGACACGGAGGGCTTGCACCCTGAGCCTGTAGGGCTCATGGACTCCAACTTCACAAATGTCGTAACTGATGGGGGCTATCTTGCTGCCCGTCTGCCTCTGCAGAAAGACACAAACATCTTGACTTACCGATGGGACTTTGACAATGACCACATCGTGCTGGCATTCATCAATGACAACGTGATGCTGACCGCTCAAAGGGACCTGGGCTCTCTTCGATTAAGACTCAGGAATAACAGCAGCGTCGTGGAAAGTGCCGAGAGCAGCAGCGGACTTGGCACACAGAGCTCAACCAGCAATTACACCCGCAAAATCCAGTATGTGCAGCTCAACAGGGAGAAGCTGGAGGCGATTTTCACGAGCGACCTGGACCAGGTTACGTGGACTCACATGGAGGTCATTATGCGGGACGCAAGCAACAATTACTTAGCTCAGTGCAATCTGTACAAGCACTGCTATTCCAAGAAGCATGACCATGTGCAGATGGCATTCACAAACTGGAGAGGAGGCTACGACTACCTGTGGTTCAACCTGAAGACTCAAAAAGACGTCCAGGTAAGCAGGAAGATGTACTCACGTGTGACGGGCTCATATGGCGGCAGCACATTCACGCTGGACACAAGCGGTGGAGAGGTGAGGCCGTACTACGTCGAGGGGACCGAGGTCTACACCTTACAGATGGAGACACCGTACCTTGAGGAGCAGCAACTGTTGGAACACGCCCTACGGAGCAAAAATGTCTTCATACGTTTGAGCGAGGGGTGGGTACCTGTCGTGATTGATAACACAAGCGTACGGGCCGAAACTGAGTCGCGGACGGGACTGTACCGTGCTACCTTGAATGTCAAACGAGCAACTTCGATTAAATGCTAAGACTTGAGGTACAGGACGCATCGGGCAACACGTATGACCTGGAGACTTTCCGCGACGAGCCTTTCAATGTCAACATACTGCTTCAGGACCTGTCTGACATCAGCCGAGCCAAGGGCAGTCACACCCAGCGGGTGCGGTTGCCTCTGACGCAGCAGAACAGACAGTTCTTTGGGGATGTGCACGACCCTGGAGCATTCCACGACAGTAACGGCCGCATCAACGGCAGGTACTCGCTGAAGCAGAGGACGCCTTGCAAGGTGTATTACAATTCACTCATGTTGTTGGATGGTTACATCCAGCTCAAGGAGGTGGTGACGCACAAAGATGCATCGCATGAGCTTACCTGTGTGGTGTTTGGCAAGACCATTGACCTCACGACAGCTTTGGGGGAGAAGAGGCTGGCTGACATCGACTTCGGGGCAGCGGGCAGCGCGGTGACACTCACCAGCATGCAGGTGTCATGGCTTGCCAACGGAACAGATGCCAATGCTCACGTCCGCTATGGCATCGTGGACAGGGGGCAGAACTGGTCATTTGCAAACCAGACAGGCGTCACATGGGGTCAACAGGAGGAGGGGGCTTTGGCAGTCACAGACCACACCCCTTTCAGGCAGGTGCATCATGTACTGGAAAGTATACTGGATGATGCGGGCTTCACCTTCGGCAGCACATTCTTTGAATCGGCGGTAGGTCTGGACATATATGTGCCGTGGATGAATACGGGCAAGCTGCATGGTGCATTCAACAGTCAGCAGTATGGCTTCAATGTTTACCTAACGGCTAATGTGACGGCCTCTAACCCTGGCTCATATACGTTGACCAACTGGGGAATTGGGTTGGATGGCTTCTACGACACAAACGGCAGCTTTAGCGAATCGGGCGGGTACTTCACAGCACCCGTTGCTGGTCGCTGCCGATTCCAGATTTACATCGAAGCGTCAGACGTGGAGCAGGGGGATTTTTTCCGCTTGGTAGCAGGACCTCCAGGTACGCCAACAGGCACAGCTGTGGAGGTGATTGCTACGGTACCTTCATCGGGTGGCTTCGCGACGACAGTGGATGTTTCTATTTTGGCCGAGGCCTCCAACCGAATCTACCTGCAGTACTTCAAAACCACCATTGGAGGCGATACAGTTACGGGCAGTGCCGTAGGTGGTGGGTGCACTTGGAAGCTGATTGACATCGAGCCCTTTGCTGGTGTATCGCTGGCTCCTGAGGTGGAAGCTCCTGACGTCAGCCAGGTAGAGTTCCTACAAGTGCTCCAGCGGGCTTTCAACCTGGTGTTCATTCCCGACCCGTACATACCAAACAAGGTGCTGATTGAGACCTACACCGACTTCATCGGCAGCGGGTCAACCAAAGACTGGACTTCCAAGCTGGACACCAGCAAGGATGTGGTGATGACTCCCACTGCTGACTTGGGGGCTCGCAGGTTCGAGCTTACCATGGCTCCAGGCAGTGACGTCATAAACCAAACCGTGGCGGACAGTCTGGGGCGGGTGTATGGACGCCACCTTGTGGTTGACCCAGACAATGAACACGCGGCCCAAGACGAGATACGCATCGAGAACCCTGCCGTGCCTTTTGTCACGTCTTTGATTCCAGGCAGCGAGCTGGAGATATTCCGTGCTCTCAGCCCTTCGGGGGACTCCATCGAGGACTACAACAAGGTCACGCTGGCGTTTTGGAATGGACTGGTTACCACTCAGGCTGAATATTACATATACGACGGCAGTTCCTTCACAAGCAATGGCCTTCTACATCCCACATTCAGCGGGTATGAAAATGCCACCAACGGCATACTGGACGACACGCTTTTCTACGGGGCAACTACGCCGTTGACTTTCCGTGACCCCAGCGGCATCAACACACTATATTACAAGTACTGGCGCCCCTACATCGCGGCTTTGTACAGTGACGAGGCCAGGGTGATGAAGGCTCACTTCAGGTTGACACGAGATGACATCGCCAACTTCTCCTTTGGAGATTACATCTACATCAAAAACCACAGGTACAGGGTGCTGGGCATTCGTGGCTTCGATGTGACGACAGAGGCTCCGTGCATGGTGGAGTTGCTCAAAGACGTCGAGGCGCCGCGAGATTGTGAGTACATACCCAGTGACGTCACGGACGAGGGACAGATTACCTTTACCGATGCCGACGGCAACACAGGTTTGGATGGCAGCCGAGTATGCTGTACCAGGTATGGAGGAACATGGAACCCAGGGGCGGGCAAATGCTATCGAGCTACGTCACGTCCACGGGTAGCTATTGGGGGGACGGCAGAAGATGCCGAGGACGAAGTCGCAGCTCGGTCCGCAAACAACGACAGCAACCGCAGCAACATCATCCTTGGTGCGGGGAGCACTGCTAAGGAGATTGCTCACAGCTTCATTGGCGGGTCGCAGCACGTGGTCGCTCCGTTCGATGATGATGACGTATTGCAGAGCGTGATTGTGTCAGGGAGACATGCGGAGGTGTACGGAGGTGGGTACCACTATGGCGGAGGGCATAGCACGTTAAACAGGACGGGCAGCGGCTTCCACCAATATGGCACCTTCATCTTCACGAGGGATGTGCAGATAGCTCACAGCAATACGGTTTCGCTTTTTTTCCAGGGCATCAAAGACAGCAAGATTCGCATCCCCGACCAGTCGCAGGTGTGTGGGACAATGAGCATTGTAATTATGGAGCGTAACTCTGTGAACGGCAACGTGGTTCTGGCGGGATTACTAACGGCTACCGTGCGCTTGGAAAAGAGCACCGTGATGACTGAAGGGGACATAGACACGCACCGAGCTGAAGGAGATTACACCACGGGTGACTGGACGCTGGCATGGGACATCACAACAGACAATGAGGTCGCGGACCTACGGTTGACCCATAACAGCAACCCAGGCTCCAGGGGAAGCAGTTACACGCACATGGTCACGGCTCGATTCGACTACGTGCAGGTCAAAAGCTATACATGACGTGAGAAATTTCGACGACGGGCGTTTCATCTTAGGAGGCATACGCTACCAACAGGCTCTGGGGGCTGACTACACCGTACGGTGGTGGGGCAGAGTCCTGCAGTGGCTCACGGTGGTGGCCGTAGTGGCTCTGGCATACATATTACCCATCGCATTAGCAATCGCATGGCTCAAGTAGAGGAGATACGATATACAGTCACAGCAGACACCAGTGACGTCGAGGAGAAGCTGACAAAAGTCGGTGACTCCGCGGCGGCAACAGGGGCGGCAGCGGGAGGACTCACAAAGCAGCTCGATTCACTTACAGGTGGGTTGGCTTCGGGCTTCGTGGCAGGGGCAAGTTCCCTGAAGCGTTTTGGCGGAGGGATGAAGGGGCTCAATGCGGTGCTCAAGGCGTCCCCAATTTTCCTGCTTGTGGGGCTGTTGGCGTCCGTGGTGACGGCATTCCGCAGCAGTGAGCAGGGGGCTGAGAAATTCAACCGCATTATGGGGGTGCTCGGCTCTGTCATGGACAACATTTTGGATGTGGTGGCGGATGTGGGCGAGAAGCTCATCTCAATTTTCAGCGACCCACAACAGGCGTTGAAAGACTTTGCCAACCTCATAACGCAGAATATAACAAACCGATTTGAGGGGTTGGCTGAGCTCATCCCTGAGCTGGTCAAAGCCCTGCAACTCCTTTTCAGCGGCGAGTTTTCTGAGGCGGGTAAAACAGCGGCAAATGCTGTTGGCAAGGTGGCGCTGGGCGTCGAGGATGTGGTGGAAAAGACACAGGATGCAATCGACGCCAGCAAGGACTTCGTGGAACAGGTAGTGGAGGAGGGAAAACAAGCCGACATCATCGCTCAAAAGCGGAACAAGGCGACTCGTCTGGAGCGGAAGCTGCTCGTGGACCGTAGCAAGCTCGAATCGGAGATTGCAGGACTGCGGCTCAAGAGCAGACAGGAAGATGAATTTAGTGCTGAGGTACGGAAGGCTGCACTGCTGGAGGCCCAAAGACTGGAGGAGGACCTGCTGGCTCGTGAGACCGAGGTGCTCGTACTTCGTCGCGATGCCCAGGTAGAGGAAAACAAGCTGGCTCGCTCCACGCAGGATGCCTTGGACAAGGAGGCTCAGGCTATCGCTGCTGTCAACCAGCAACAGGCTAACCGCTTGAACCAGCAACGCAGCACCCAACGAGAACTCAACCGACTCAACAAGGAGATTGAACGGGACAGGGTGGCCGCAAGGAAAGCTGCCGACAAGGAGCTCAAGGACATGGAGAAAGCCCAAGCTGAACTGCTTGCTGCTCTCGAAACCGATGCTCAACAGAAGGAGATTGACAAGCTCGTCAAACACCACGAGGGACTGTTTGCCAAGAGCATGGCCCTACGGGACAAGGAGCTCGCATTGATTGAGCAGGAGGTGATGGACGAAGATGAAAAGCGGCGACGCATCGCAGAGGTGAATGCTCGATACGATGAGCAGGAGCGGATGCTCATGGAAGCCCAGGGCGTCGCGGTCCAGCGGATTAACAAGAAGTACGCAGACCAAGAGGCTAAGGTAGTGGCTGATGCCCGCAAGGCGGTGGAGGATGCAGAAAAGCAGAAGGCTCAGGCACGGAAGCAAAACCTCGACCAAAGCATGGCTATGGTCAACGCAGCATTTGGCTTTTTCCAGGCACTGACGGCGGCAGATGCTGACGCATCGGAGGAGGAACAGGAGCGGGCATTCAAACGAAACAAGGCGGCTCAAATAGCACAGACCATTGCTGGTACTGCGGCGGCGGTGGTGGCGGCTATCAACCCTGCGGTGGGTGGATTGGGTATACCTGCGGGTCTGCCTGGTGCAGCGACGGCTGCTCTGACGGGTGCGACTCAGTTGGCTACCATTAAGCAGACTCAATTTAGTCCCAGCGGTGGCGCATCGGAGCCCAGCATGCCTGAGCCACCGAGCCTGTCCTCGACAGCTTCACAGGTCACACAAGGGACAGGAGCTCCGCAAATCGACCTTTCATTCCTGGGCGATTCCATCACCCAAGACATACGGGCATATGTGCTCACCGAGGAGGTGAATACGGCTCAACAGATTACCCAAAAAATTGACGACCAAGCCAACGTAACATGACTATTGTAGAACTTGTAATTGACGAGGAAGCCGAGGTGTATGGCATCGAGGCTATTTCGCTGGTTGAACAGCCCGCGATTGAAGCGGACTTCGTGGCTTTCGCAGAACAGCAGAAACAGACCTTTGCTCAGGTCGATGAAGATGAACGTATCTTGCTCGGTCCTGCTCTCATTCCTGACAAGCCCATCTTTCGTCGCAGTGACGATGAGGAATACTACGTTTACTTCAGCAAGTCGACGGTAAAACAGGCTATGCAGCTGTTCCTAATGGCGGGCAACCAAGGACGAACTACCCTCGACCACAATTTTCCACTTCAGGGGCTCAGCGTGGTGGAGTCCTGGCTCATCGAAGACCCAGAAAAGGACAAGAGCAACTCGTACGGCATGACCTACCCGAAAGGTACGTGGATGGTCGCCGTGAAAGTCAACAACGACGCTATCTGGCAAAACTTCGTGAAGGAGGGCAAGGTGAAGGGCTTCAGCATCGAGGGCTATTTTGTCGACCGCATGGCATTGAAAGAAAAGGCCACGGAGATGCAGGAGGACCTGCTCGAAGAGCTTGCCAACACCTTCATCACGGATGACAAGACGGCTCTGCAATCTTTCAATGATTACCCCGACTCTGTACGGAACAATGCCAAGCGAGGCATTGAGATGAACGAGCGGGTGAACAACCGCTGTGCCACTCAGGTGGGCAAGGTGCGGGCTCAACAGTTGGCAGACGGCAAGCCCATCAGCATTACCACAATTAAACGTATGTGGGGCTACCTCAATCGAGCGGAGGCATATTACGACCCCAGTGACTCCAAAGCATGCGGAACAATCAGCTACCTGCTGTGGGGTGGCAAGGCGGCAAAAAACTGGTCGCGAGGCAAACTGCGTGAGTTGGACATGCTTCAGGCTATGGAGGATGAACTCGTAGCGGAGTTGGCGACCATTGGGCCTCGCGGTGGTGTCAAGCCCAGCCGTAAAGCTCCCAAGTCAGGGACACCCAACAGAAACCCTAAGCGAGGCAGCTCCAAGAACAAGCCAGGGGCAGCATCGAATACCCGCGGGGTGAAGGTGCCAGCGGCTGTAGAGAAGTCGTTGCAAAAGAAAGCCGACGAGTTCAACGAGCGGTACAAGAAAAAGCTCGGCTACGGCGTCACAATCGGTCAGCTACGCACGGTATACCAGCGGGGGGTGGGGGCATTCCAAACAAGCCACAGTCCAAATGTCAGCAGCAGCCAGCAATGGGGACAAGCTCGCGTAAATGCTTACCTGTACCTGGTCAAAAATGGACGCCCCCAAAACAAGAAGTACACAGGGGACTATGACCTGCTGCCCAAAGGGCATCCCAAGTCGGACAAAAAATGACTCACATGCGAGAACTATCCACACAAAAGCGTTACAGAAACATGAACCTCAAAGAACGAGTAAACCAGCTGTTCGAGCAGTACTCCGTCAACCTCCAGGCAATGGAGCAGGAGGACGCCACACAGCCTGAGGCTACCGAGCTCGAAACCGAGACGGAAGCTGAGGAACTTATGGCAAGCAAGAAGCTCGCCAATGGCACGGAGATTTTCACCGACGGTGAGTTTGCCGTGGGTGCGGACGTTTTCGTCATGAATGACGAGGGCGAGAAGATTCCACTTCCTGACGGGGAGTACGAGTACGAGGACGGCGGCAAGACTCGCGTCGAGGGCGGCAAGATTGCTGAAATTATGGACGCTACCGAAGCCGAGAAAGACGAGGACAAGGAGGAGATGGCCGAGGAGGCTCCAGAGACGGTGATGACTGCCGATGCAGTTCGCGAGCTGGTGAAGGAGGCCCTGACGGAAGCCCTCACGGAGTACAAGCAAGAGCTTGAGGCTCACAAAACAGAGCTTTCTGCTATCAAGGAGGAGCTGGACAATCAACCGGCAACCGAAGGGCTTTCACGTGCCCCCCATACCCAACAGCGTGAACCAATCAACCTGCGCGGGCTGTCTGCCAAGGACCGCGTTTCTGCAATCTTTGAATACTACAACGACTAAACATGGCTAAGTCATTTGACATCAACACGAGCAGTTACGACGGAGAACTCGCGCTGCCGTACATCGCCCCAGCAATCCTGGCGGCTGAAACCATCGCCACAGGTGCGGTGACCATTCACCAAAACGTGAAGTACAAGGCTGTACTCAAGAAGCTCAGCAACAATGCTGAGATTGTGAAGGCCAACGACTGTTCCTTCACGGGAGTTGCCGGCGACCTCGACTTGGATGAGGTGGTGCTGCAGGTTACAGAGCTCATGGTCAACCAGGAGCTTTGCAAGAAGGACTTCCGTGCTGACTGGGAGGCGTTGCAGACTGGACGTGGTTTGCTCAACGACCGCATCCCGCCCAACTTTGAAACATTCCTGCTTCAATTCTTGGGCCGCAAGGTGGCTGAGAACATCGAGAAAAGCATCTGGGGTGGAAACTTTGACCCCACCGACTCCAGCTTGACGGGTGGTGGCGAAATCACCACTTCATTCGACGGCTTGTACCACCACATCGTGGATGGCGCAGCATCGCTCGGCAATGATGACCAGGTGGCCAATGCAATCGACTCAACTAACGTCTTGGCTCGCTTGGATGGTGTCGTAAATGGTGCACCCGCTACTGTGCAGAATGACTCTCGCGCAGTTATCTACATGAGCCGCAAGACTGGCTTCCTTTTGCAGCGTGCTTTGGGTGGCTTTGTTGACCGCGTCGTTGCTTCCGAAGGCTCTGCTGCCCAAGGTATCGCATCGCCTGAGTTCCTCACAAGTGGCCTCACGTCACAGTACATGGGCATCCCCATCGTGATGCTCCCAGGCTGTCCGAACGACACCATGCTCTACACCAACCCTGAGAACCTCCACTTTGGATGTGACCTCACCACGGACCAGACCAACGCTCGCGTCGTCGACATGAGCTTGACTGATGGCTCTGACAATGTGCGTGTGGCTATGCGTTTCAGCGGCGGTACTCAAATTGCGAGCTTGGCTGACATTTCCGTTTGCCGTCGCACATCTTAATCCCTAAACCCGCAAACAATGGCATGTAACGCAACACTGGCGGGAATTGGAGTACCGTGCAAGACTAAGATTGGCGGCGTACACAAGGTACTGCTCGCCCAATGGTCGGACGGCTTTTGGAATGCTGCAAGCAGCGGAGCTATCGACGATACAGCTGAATCTCAGACCATGCTGACATACGAGATTGCTAAGGGCTCTGGCTCTTTCAATCAAACGGTCGACGCATCGTTGGAAAACGGAGCTGTCGCTTTCACGCAGGAGCTGACCTTCAACATCGCGGGCTACGACGCGGCTACCATCGCCGAAATTCACGAGGTGATGCAGTCGCGCTTGGCTGTGGTGGTGGTCGACATGAACGGGCAAGGCTTCGTCATGGGCGCACTCAATGGAGCTGAATGCTCAGGCGGGTCTGCTGGTGTCGGACAAGGTGCCAGCGACCTTCATGGTTTGACGGTCACCCTGACGGCTATCGAAAACGCCCCAGCACCGACTGGACCGTCTGCATCTGGCACCAACATTACCGTGACAGCAGCACCGTAACAGGAACAGGTAAACTTGTACATGGCGGGGGGAGGGCATTAGCTCTCCCCTTTCTTTTTCAAGATGATTTACATTACAGGCAATAGCAATACGACTCAAAGGATTCACACCACGCTTGCGGGGGCTGTGAAGATGCTCACTGGCGGCGATACAATCACGCATTACCTCTGGGAGCTTGTAGAGGATGCAACGGGCAAGACATACCGATTCATCCCCACCGTGCACGTCAGCAATGAGCGGTACACCAGCTTTGACATCGCCAAAACTGACACGGCGGGCAGTGAAGCGAGCTCGCAGGTCAAACTTACCAATGCTGGGCAGTACCTTTTACGCATCTACGGGCAGACATCATCCTCCAACCTCGACCCGACGGACAGCAGCGTCATTGGATTGCTGACCATACAGGTGGCTGTGGTGAATGATGAAGACGTAGCTACTATCCCTTCATTCACCATACCCGACAGTGTAATTTACTACGAGTAACATGGACGTACTTAAACTCTCAAAATACCAGGAAAAGAGCTACGAGGAAGCACCTAGCAAAAACGGGTGGGTCACGTACGGTGAGGATAACCTATACCCACAGTACCTCATCGACCTTTACCACTCCTCAGCTACGCACAATGCTTTGTGCAATAGCATCGCTTACATGATTTTCGGCGACGGGTTGCAGTCCGACGACCTGGAGACCAAGCTCGCTTTTGAAAAGTGGAACCTCGACGACCACTTGCGACGGGCATGCTTGGACTTGAAAATACAGGGGGGCTTCGCACTCGAAATCATCTACTCGCTGAACCGCGAATCCATCAGCCGCGTCAACCACTTGCCGTTTGAAAACGTACGCGCTGAACAGGTAAATGAGGCGGACAAGGTGACTCACTACTATTACTCGAAGGACTGGAGCAACACGCGGCAGGTGGAGCCTGAGCGCATCTGCGCCTTTGACTACCACAAGCGGCATACGGAGCCTGTGCAGATACTGTACATCACTCCTTTCAGCCCTGGGAGCTTCTACTATCCCAAACCCGATTACATCGGCAGCGTGAATTACATCGAGCTCGACAAGGAGGTGGGCAAGTACCACATCAACAACATCAAGAATGGGATGGCTCCGAGCTTCAGCATCCACTTCAAAAACGGAGTGCCGCCACCTGAGGAGCGCAACCGCATTCGTCAGGACATGGAAAACCAGCTCCAGGGGGCTACCAATGCTGGCAAATTCATCATCACGTACTCCGATGAACCTGACCGCAAGCCTGACTTCGAGCCTTTCCCATTGTCCGATGCAGACAAGCAGTACCAGTTCCTTTCGCAAGAGGTAACGGCCAAAATTATGGTCGGGCATAGGGTCACTTCACCGATGCTGTTTGGCGTTGCCGTACCAGGTCAACTGGGCGGAGGCAAGGAGCTTGAGGATGCGGAGCGAATCTTCGGTAAAAACGTCATTGAGCCATACCGTCGTGTGGTGCTGGAAGCGGTCAAAGTAATTGCTGATGCATCGGGATTGAAAGGCGTGAATGGACTTGAAAGCACGGAGCAGACGCAGCTGTCCAAAGAACCAGAGGTACCGAAGCTCTGTGAGCACACTGGAACGGCCATCCTGGACTTTTTGCTGCCCAAGGGGGAGGACGGTATGGGCGAGGACTGGGAGCTCGTTACAGAGGCTCCAGTGGATTACGATACAGACCACCTTGCTCACGTCGCTTTTAAGTTTGCCCAGCGCGTCCCAGGTGATGCTGGCAGACCGTCGGAGCTCGACAATGACATCGTGCGCATTCGCTACCGATATGACGGGGACGTAAAGCCAAACAGTCGTGACTTCTGCAAGATGATGCTCAAGGGGGGGCGCAGTAAGCTGTACCGCAAGGAGGACGTCATAGCGGCGGGCGACATCGCAGTAAACCCTGGCTTTGGTCCCAATGGGGATGACACGTACAGCATCTGGCTGTGGAAAGGCGGCGCGTACTGTCACCACCGTTGGATTCGACAGGTGTATCTACGCAAAGGCAACAAGAAAATAAGCGTTGCTGAGGCACGACGCATCATCTCGCAGATTCCTGACGAGGATGTGCGCCGCAGGAACAGAATCAAAAGCGAAGATAGCATGGTCAGCCGCAGACCCATCGACACAGCTTCACGCGGCAAATTGAACTAACATGGCACTGACAGCAGAGGTACTCTTCATCAACCCCGCCTATGCCAAGCGTTTGACGTCGCTCAACGGCAGCGTACAAGACGACATGATTGTGGCGGCTACCATCATCGCTCAGGACAAGTACATGCAGACTTACTTGGGCACCACGTTATTCGCAAAGCTCAAGTCTGACATCTCAGGCAGCAGCGTCACGGGCATTTATGCTACCGTGCTCGACGACTATGTACGGAAGGCTACGGTGTGGTGGATGATGGTGGAGCTGCTTCCCTCGCTGTACGTTCGTGTGGACAATGGAGGGCTGGCGATTCGCGGTAGTGAAGACACCACAGCTATCACGACTGCTGACCTCAGCCGTGAGGTGGAGCGGGCACGTAAAAATGCGCAGCATTACACACAGAGGCTTGTTGATTACCTGACGGACAATGCAACGGACATTGACGAATACCCAGGGAACAGCTGGCCTGACATGTACCCACAGAAGGCAGTGTACTTTGAAAATGGCTTGAGCATCTCAGGCGAGCGGCCCATGACCATGCAGCAGATACTGGACAGGGACATCCTTACAAACATCAAGTAACCTTACCACATGAAAAGCAGTACAAGGAGACAAAACGAGGTGCGGCTGGCTAAGTGGATTGACAAGCAAAAACGGAATGACGACGGAACTCATACTCGCCCTACTACCAAGCATCGGCACGGCTCTCACAGTTTGGATTCACCTAAACATGGAGGTGGCAAAGCTGCGGGTTCGCGTTAGCACGTTGGAGGGAGATAGCAGGGAGCTCAAGCGGCTGCTCAAGGAGGTGCATGACATGGTGATGGACATTAAGATACAAATTGCAAAGAGCGGCCATGCTTAAGTACTTCAACCTTGCCGAGTTCGATTCACCAGACCTTCCTGGCTCTGGGGAGATGATGGAGCCCGAATGCTTGGAGATGCTCGACCTTGCCCGTGACCTCTACGGAGCACCAATGATTGTGACCAGCGGCTTCAGGACGGTCGCTCACAACAAGGCTGTAAATGGCTCCCGACGGAGCAGCCACATGCTGGGCTATGCGGCGGACATCGCTTGCACAAACAGCATGAAGCGGTACCACATGATTGTGGCCTTTTTGAATGCAGGATTCACTCGCATTGGCGTGGGCGAGAACTTCATCCACGTCGACTGCGACCCCAACAAACCCAACCCCCGACTGTGGACATATGAATGAATTTACAAGGATTGCCAGAAACGTACACCAACTCACATACGAATACAGCATGCAGCAGGACTACCGATTCCTGCTGATGAGCGATATACACTGGGACAATCCCCACTGTCAGCGCGACATACTGAAGCGGCATCTGGATTACGCTGCCGAGCAGGGTGTGCCTGTGATTGTGAATGGCGACTTTTTCTGCGCTATGCAGGGCAAGTATGACGGACGCCGCAGCAAGTCAAACATCAGGGATGAACACAACAACAGTCGATACCTGGACAGCTTGGTGGAAACTGCTGTGGAGTGGTTTGCTCCCTACAAGGATGTGCTCAAGCTCATCGGCTATGGGAACCACGAGACGTCCATCTTGCGTCACTGTGAGACCGACCTGCTTCAGCGGTTTGCTGCTCTCTACAACGCCCAGGCGGGCGGACATGTAGAGATTGGCGGGTACGGCGGGTGGCTGTTGCTTCGCTTCGAGAGAGGCAAGGACATTCAAACCTATCGCGTCAAATACTTCCACGGAGCTGGTGGCGGTGGAGCTGTCACAAAGGGGACTATTGGAGCGCAAAGGGGCATGGCGATGATTCATGGAGCGGACATGCAGTGGCAGGGTCACATACATGAGATGTGGAGCATGACTCATATGGCTGAGAGGCTCAACAAGCAGAACCGTGTGGAGCTGGTGAAGGTGCTCCACGTCAGGACTCCCACATACAAGGAGGAGTACGAGGACGGGTACCTGGACTTCCACGTGGAGAGAGGACGCCCACCCAAGCCCGTGGGTTGCTTCGAGCTGGGCATCAACGTACGGCGCAATGATGCAGGAGGATTGACTCCTACTCTGCGGGCCATGTACTGATGAAGACCCACCGACCCCCAGGGCATCGCACGGAGTATTACAAACCTCTGTGCGGTCGCTCCTACATGCGGCGTAAGGTGGAGCTGTTGCAACGTATAGCCACCAAGAACTATTTTGAGCGCTTAGATGAACAAAGACAACGTATCGCCGAGCTGGCAGAGCATCATCGGATTGCTCAACACGCTCGATATTACACAGGCTTTCAAAACCAAGAGAATTGGAGACCTGCGAAGGTGGAGCGCCAAGCGGACCGTGGGCGGCATCATCGTCATGACGGCTTGCAATGAGATACTGGAGCATGACTGCTCGTGGCAGCTGGTATGCTTGTGTGCGGTAGGTGTCCTGCCTTTGTGCTTGTCTTTTTTGGAAAACCGACAAAGTTGACTACATTAGCAGTGCGGCTTGGGTATGGCTGCAATCCTTGATTCATTCCACAGCAGGAAGCCTCCAGAAATGGGGGCTTTTTGTTTTTACTGAATTTTTTTTCACCTGATGCTTGACATGACAAGAAGTTTTTTTCATCTTTGTGTCATGAATCAATCAAACAACACCCCCAAGATGAACTACAATCTTACACCAGGCTCTCAGGCAGTCGCAGACGCCATCTACGCAGAACAAGAAGCGAATGGAGGAATCGGAGCATCACTCAAAGACATCTGCATTGATACAGGCTTTTCTGCAAACGTGGTGAAAGGCCACTTGGGTGACCTGTTCAAAAAAGACGTGATTACGGTGGACCTCGCTGAATACTCATCATTCCTGGAGCACGACCTCTACTACCACAATGACTGGAGCGAATAAGAACAAGAGAAAAACACGGGGAGCTTCGGCTCCCCTTTCAATACCCAATAACATGAAGAGCATGTACTACATCTACTGGAATGGCAGCTACGGGCTGCACGTCGTGGACGAGGCAGATACCCTGGACGAAGCCAAGCGGCTCTGTGATGAATACGAGATGGCTTACGGCGGCGAGGTATACTGGGGCAAAAACAAATTCTGAAAAAAAATTCACAAAAGGCTTGCAAGAACAGGAAACTTTCTTCATCTTTGTGTCATCAATCAATCAAGGAACCCAGGAATTATGCAATACCTCTCAAAAGAACTCGCAGTCGCTCAGGTCATGGAAACCGTGTCTTACCAGACCATGTATGACACCTTGACTGCTGATGGCTATGACATCCCCTTCTCACTGGAAAACGCATCACAGCGTGAGCTCAACCAGCTGTACCGTGAGTACAAGGACTACCGCTTCGCTTAATCTTTCAATACCCAAGATGATGAACTTTCGAAACTCTACCGACTCAATCGCAAACCGCGTTATCTCCACCTTCAAGCAGGAGGTGGTGGACTTCTTAATCCTTTGCAATGACCATGAGCTGCTCGAAGATGACTGGGTTGACCAGGCCCTGGACGACAGGAGCTGGCAGGGCTTGACTCTCGCCTTGCAGCACGTCACTGTCAAAAACTGGGAGGATGAGCATTACATCGCCAAGCTGATTCAATACGGAAACAACATTTGCTGATATGACACCAAGAACTGACTCGCAGCCCTACGTGGGTTGCACACCTATGACCGCTGACATGCGGGACGTCCTGACCAAGCAGGAGACAATGGAGATGTGGAGACTTTACAGGGAGATTCGCAAGCCCTGGAACATGGAGGAGTTGGAATACTTGGTCACTTCGTGGAACACGCTGGCTGTGCTGGCAGAATGCCGACTGACATGAGCGAGGACATCGACCGCCGCATCCAGATACTGAAGGATGACATCAACATGTACTCAAAGGCCGTGGAGTGCGCGGCTTTTGAGCGGCTGAACAAGGTCACTGTGGAATTGCAGAAGCGGTTGACCAGTCGACACAAGATGCTGACGGCTTTGGAGGAATACAAGAAGCGAGAGGGGTGACGGGCTGTCCAAAAAAAAAATGCAGTTTTTTTCACGAACGACTTGACTGGACAAGAAATAAATTTCTATATTGCGGTATCAATCAAGGAAAAAGAAAAAAATGAACTTCTCAATTACCCTCGCTAAGAACGCCATCAACACCTTGGAATCGTTCAACGGAAACATCGAAGATGCAGTGATTGCTCAGGTTACGAAAGCTGCTGAACAGTATCACTTGACCCCCGCTCAGAAAAACGGTCTTTTCTACCAGGTGATGGACGATGCGGAGAACATGCCTTTGGAGTCACGTGCTCAGTACCTCAAGAACAGCAGCGAAGATTGCGAGAAGTGGTTTGACCCTAAGACTGGCAAGTGCGTCTACGTCTTCATCGTGAACGGTGTGCGTGACTGGGCCAATGCCAAGTGATTGAATACAGAGTGAATCAACAAACAAACCCCATAGACATGACTGTACATGCCCTACCCCGACACCGAGCTATACAGGTGTACTTCATCCCTCCTACGGACCATCGTGGTGACCGCGTTTGCATCAAGGACCTCCGCAGAGGTGACCGCATTACTTTGTCTTACAGTTACAAGCATGGTGACATCCTGGAACAGGCTTACGAGTACCTTCAGGCGAAGGGCTTTGCTCCCGACTTCACGTTGGTGCTGGCTGATGAGCTGAAGGGCTACATTCTTTCTACTTCTGACTTTACAACCGAGATTCGATGAGCATTGACGATGAATTGCAAAAGACCTTCAAGATGATGGACGCCGACGCGCTGCTCCGTCAAATACTGAAGATGATGGATGACAAGCTACCAGATGTGAAGACCATCAATGACTGGCATGCTACTGGTGTAATTAACGGACCTGCATGGGAGGTGCTGTACAGGCTTACGTTGTTCCAGGTAGATGCAGACAACCTTGGATTGAGCCCAAAACGCAAGACGCTATGAAGACGACAGGAAACTGGATTGACCACGAAGGTTGCAACCCCGAATGGGAGAAGGACGATGCTTACCGAGAGGCTTGGGAGGTGAGCACGTGGGGCGATGAGCTCTTCGACGAGAGGGCTTACCATCGCATCGACGACCTGGTGGAGACGGCTCGCTGGGATGATGAAACGAAACACCGCTTTATGCTTGGCATAAACTGTCTGGACGAGGATGAGATGACGAACATGAAGGTGGCAAAGACCTTGGATTACCTACGGCAGTACCAACCCAATTACATGGGACGCCCGTACACCGACATTACAAACCCTACGCAGAAACAAATCTGCAGCTTCATCGAGAAGCTGTGCAAATAAAAACCATGTACAATTCAACTATTAAGGAGGCCCAGAATGCGGGCAGTTACACGAGCAAGTTCGACGGCTCGGTGATGTTCAAACAAGAGGTGCTGCTCGAAGATGGCACCAACGGGGAGGTAAGCGCCCGTACGGAAAACAAGTGGAAGCCTGGCGACCAGGTGACCTACACCAAAAGCGAAACCCAATGGGGTACGAAGCTGAAGCTGAGTAAACCAGGGCAGACCTACGGCGGTGGAGGTGGCGGAAGTGATGACTCTACCAAGGGCATCATCGCAAGCTGGGCGGTAGGTGTGGCTATGCAAGTCGCAGACCGTGATGCACCCAACTACGACCAACAGGTCATGCAGTATGCTCGACTGGCTTTGGAGGCACGTACGTCACTTAAGAGAGAGGTGCAGCCATGACACAGTGCGAACGAGTGATTGATTACATGCGCAAGTATGAAAGCATCACGCCGCTTGAGGCTATGCGAGACCTTGGTGTATACCGACTGGCTTCACGCATCCATGACCTGAAGCGTCTGGGGCATGTGATTCGGACAGAGCAGACCAAGGTGCCCACGCGGTACGGAACGACAACAACCATTAGCAAATACAAATTAGGATGAAGGACGAAAACTTGAGCAGCTTTCTGCGGAAGCACTACGGCACATTGACTGACTGTGCGAAAGAGCTGGGAGTGACCCAGCGGACGGTTCAAAACTGGATAAGCACCAACCCACGAGGACTGTTAAAGCATGCGCCTGAGATTGTGGCGCAGAAAAACATCACCTGGACTCAGCTGGGTGGTGAGGTACTGTTCCACGAAGAAAAGCTCCAGGGATGAAAGACGAATACAGGATTGAAAGCTACACGGCTCAAGCGGTCACTCGCTCCGTTTGGTTCAAAGGAACAAAGGAGGAGTGCGAGCACATCCTACCACGCATCAAACGGTTTGCGGACAATACGTCTGACGAGTTCAAAATTGTGAAGGCATGAAAGAGCTGGAGGAATTGGCAGACATGCTCAACGACGGGGCTTGGTTCAAATGGATTGAGGACAACAACCTGGAATGGGCTACGGCAGACATCTTGCGCAAGGTCATTGCTGGCAAAATACTTCAGCCGATGGAGATGCAGATGCGGGCTGATGCTTACAAGCTGGCTAACCACATAGTGACATCCTACCAGCGTGAGCGGGACCGCAAAATCAAGGGGAACTGCTGACATGGAGTTCTTTGCATTCAATGGAGAGGCAGCTTCTCGCTACGGTGTGGCGGGGGCTGTCCTCCTTCATCACTTTGCATACTGGGTGGAACACAACGAAGCCCACGGCAAAAACATCCATGAAGGCCGCGCATGGACGTACAATAGCAGCAAAGCGTTGGCTAAGCTCTTTCCTTTCTGGAGCCAATCCCAGGTGAAGAGGCTCGTTACTAAGCTCCACAATGACGGAGCTATCGAGGTGGGCAACTTCAACGAGAAAGGCTATGACCGTACACTGTGGTTCACGTTATCGCCTGAGGTACGGGAGCTGTATGGTTCGCTATCGTCCATCCCAAAGTACGATACCGTACAATCGAAAGGACGAAACCGTGCTGAGCATGGTGTGGAATCGTCCCAGCAATACCAGATAACTACCAAACAGACTAACATATTACTACCATGGGAGTCCGACGCTTTCATCGGAGCATGGAATACATGGAAACAGGAGAGGAGGGACAGACGTTACAAGAAGTACACAGCTCGCGGAGAACAAGCAACCTTGCATGACCTCCAGAAAATCAGCGGGAATGACGAAACTGTAGCTATTGCCATCATCCACCAAAGCATCGCTAAGGGGTGGCAGGGCTTATTTGCACTCAAAAATGGAAAACAAAAACAAACTGGCTTTAACGGAGACAAGCTGCGAGCGCATATCGAATCGCTTGCAAACAATCACGGCGGCTGACGCATGGACGCAGGGGACGAATGTGCAGACGGCTATGAAGCACGACCCCCAGCGGACGTTCGCAGCGTTGTCGCTGCTTATCGCAGACCTCGTAAAAACCATGGATTGCAACAAGACGATGGACGAGGACGAAATCATCTTTGCAGTACAGACCTTGATTGACGATTACCCAGTCATGAAGCTGGAGGAATGGAAGCACGTATGTGACAACATCAAGCGTGGCAAGTATGGCAAGCTGTACGAGAGACTCAAGCTCCCTGAGCTGGTGGATGCTTTCGGAAAGCATGAGGAGAAACGAGCTGAGATGATGGAGAATATGCACCGACAGAAGCAGAAGGAGCAGGATAAATTCCCAGTATGGCAAGACGAGGTGTACCGACGTTTGGCAAAAGACCTTAAATTACCAGAGGGACGCAAACCGCATGGGCGGTGGGACTTCATCCCGTACCCCAACACCCCACTGGACGATGAGCAAAAAACGGAGCAGGAGCAGTCTTGAAAAAAAACTTGACACAGCATTCAGCAGGTATGTGCGGTTACGTGACTCCGATGATGATGGCTACGGGAATTGCATCACCTGTGGCGCCAACCGACACTATACGGAAGCGGACTGCGGTCACTTCATCACACGGGCTTGTCGCAGCACTCGATGGGATGAGCAGAATGCTCACCTGCAGTGTAAGCGGTGCAATGGCTTTTTGTCTGGGCGGCAGTTCGAGCACGGCAGGGCCATCGACGAGAAGTACGGAGAGGGGACTGCTGAAGCAGTGCTCCACAAATCTAAGCATATACGCAAGTTCACGGGGGATGAACTCAAGGCTATGTGCCAACACTTTGAGCGCTTAGCCCGTGAGCTTGCAGAGTCAAAAGGACTGGCGTAAATGGTTCGCAGAAAACTACGAGGCATTGATTGAAGCTGCTGCATACTGTCCTGAACCGAATGAGCTGGTGCACCATACGTTCATGCGCGTGGACAAGGTATGTGACGCAAAGGCGGCGGCAGTCATGAGAAAACCGACGGCATACTTCAAGGCAGCGATGTGGACGGAGTATACCAGGGGGCAGTATCACAAAAAACACAAGCTGCGTAGCAGGGAGCATGTGGAGAGAATACAGGACAGACCTTTCCTCGATGATGGACGACTGTTGAAGCTGGAGCGCATCGAGATTGTGCTGGACAGACTGCCCTGGTTTGAACAGACTGTAATGCGGCTGTACATAGATGGATGGAACATGCAGGAGGTAGCGCAACAGACGGGCATAAACCCTACGGTACTTTACAACGTAGTCAACAGAACGAAGAAACTACTCAAATATGTTTACAGTAAGAAATGAACTCTACCGTGAGCGCATGGACATTTGCCGAAGATGCAAATACTTCCAGGCCCACACCCAAACATGCGGCACACCCGTCATTGGGGAGACTGTCACCTACCGACGCAAGGAATACCACCTGTGCGGATGCATTATGCCCATCAAGGCTAAGCTAAAGGTAGCATCCTGCTCGGTGAATAAGTGGTTACCAACAGTCGACCGCGAGCTGCTCATGAAAGCTAAGGAGGTGCTGGACAGATTACCTCCAGAGGGACAGAGGCTCGGACGCATCAACGAAGAGGAGCAAATTGCGATTCACGATGCTTACGTGGCCTTGACAGGCATGAAGGCTAAGAGGAATACATGCTCGACATGCTGGACGAAGATGATTAACCGACTTAGAACTCATTTCGATGACGAGCTGTGACATCGTGCTTACCTTCGTGGGACTGATGTGCGTACATCGCATGGCAGAGACCTACCTGCTTGTTCAACAGGTCTACATCAGTGACGTTATCGCATTGCTGATGTGCGGAGCTGGAATCTTAATCGCATGAGCTACACAAGAGAAGAAAGGGAGGCAATCGCTATCAACATTCGGCGGTTCGCATTGACGCACGACGAGGAATTTTTCGCCACGCACCCAGACAAGAAACTACCACCCCTGCAGTACTCCAAACCTATGACCGAATATGGACGGGTATGGCTGAACATCATCGCCGATGAAGTAGAGGGCAAAATACTATTCAACCAATGAAGAGCAAGGCAAGCAAAATGAAGGTGGCCGACATCAAGGCCAACGAAAACAATCCACGCACCATCAGCAAGGTGCAGTTCAACAAGCTGAAGGACAGCATTGACAAATTCCCTGACATGCTGAACCTGCGTCCGCTCGTGGTGGACAAAGACAACGTAGTGGTGGGCGGCAACATGAGGCTGAAGGCTCTGCGGGCCCTGGGCATCACGGAAGTTCCAGTGATGAAGGTAGCCGACATGACTGAGGAGGAGCGGCGGCAATTCATCATCAAAGACAACGTGGGCTTTGGTGACTGGGACTGGGACATCCTGGCAAATGAATGGGACGTAGAGGAGCTGGACCAGTGGGGCTTACCTCTACCTTTCAGCAAGGATGAGCTGGAGGAGATGGGCAACCCAGACAATGCAGAGACCGAGCACCCGTTTGCTACGGAGATTGACAGAGAGCACAATTACGTCGTGCTCAAATTTGAAACGGACATAGATTGGATTCAAGCCAAGACCCTGCTCGGACTGGGCACGGAGACCGCTAAACGGGCTAATGGCAAGCCCTGGAGCAGCGGCATTGGCCGTGTGGTGGATGGAGTGAAAGCACTTAAAAAGCTGCAAAATGCGAATTAAGTTCCTCGCCCCAAGTTACCGACGGCCAGAGAAGAGCATGACGCAGATGGCGTACCCACAGGTACAGCTGGTCGTGCGTGAATCGGAGGCGGAGGAGTACAGAAAGAATGGCAACGAAATCATCGAGTGCCCAGACTCGGCTCAGGGCAACTTGTGTCGCGTAAGAAATTGGATGCTCGACAACCTATTCGATGATGCCGACTGCATCGTGCTCCTCGATGATGACTGCTCGGCTATCAAGGTGTGGCAGGAGCAGGTTGCTCATACGTTGTCGCCTGATGAGCTGACGGAATACTGTGAGAACTGGGCGAGCATGTGTCAGGAATGGGGCTACCACTTCTGGGGGCTGAATTGCATCCCCGACAAGGGAGCATATCGCGAATACACACCTTTCGGCACTTTGCAGTACATCGGCGGGCCCTTTCAAGCTCACCTCAAAAGCAGCGAGCTCAGGTATGACGAAGAGCTCCCGCTGAAGGAGGATTACGACCTTACGTTGCAACACATCCAGAGGTACGGAGGATGCATGCGAGTGAATTACGCGCACTACGTCGTCAAACAGGCAGAACAAGAGGGAGGATGTGCTACCTACCGTAACATGGACAGGGAAAAACAGCAGTTCTTCGACTTGCAGCGCAAGTGGGGCAAGGATGTGATTGCAAGAGACAAGGGAAGCAAGAGAACTTTTGACTTTAACCCCGTTTTGAAAGTCCCACTGAAGGGGGTATAAATTGGACAAAATGGACACCAAAAAAAAGGACATGCTCGAAGCTCTCGAAAGGGCATTGGGCATCGTGACCACGGCTTGTGAGAGGGCGAACATCGCACGTCAGACTCACTACAACTGGATGAAGAGCGATACAGAGTACAAGGATGCGGTGAACCTCATCCACGAAAGGACTCTGGACTTTGCGGAGAGCTCCTTGCATAAGGCCATCAGAGATGGAAACGTAGCGGCGGTTATTTTCTACCTCAAGACACGAGGCAAGGCGCGGGGCTATGTGGAGCGGCAAGAGGTGGAGATGACGGAGCGCAAGCCGTTGTCATGGTTCACGGATGATTCAAGTACAGTAGCATGATGCATATACTCGAAGATGCGGAGGCTCTGCTCGCAGAGGGACTCGACGCAGCTCTCATTGGCTATACCGTCGGCAGCAATGTCGTGGCGGTCTACGATTATGAGAAGTGCATACAGGTACTCATGAAGGCTAACAGGTGGGCTTACGAGGAGGCTCAGGAATGGATGGACTACAATGTGCTGGGCTCGTACCACGGTGACAAAACGCCCATCTTCATTGCACGAGATTGAGCGGACTCGCCAAGACATACTACCACGTTACCCAAAGCACGGCCAAAGTACAGGTACACCAGGGAGGGACTCGCTCAGGCAAGACGTACAGCATACTCATGGCGATTATTGAGCTGTGCTACCGCAATCACAATGCGGGCGCGGTGGTGACAATTGTGCGCAAGACCTTCCCCAGCGTACGGGCATCGGTGATGCGGGACTTTTTCGAGATATTGGAGAGGGAGGACATCTACAATGCCAGTCACCATAACAAGTCCGAATCGACATACATACTGTGGGGGAACATGGTGGAGTTCATCAGCGTGGACCAACCGCAGAAGATTCGCGGCAGGAAGCGCGACATATGCTTCATCAACGAGGCTAACGAGCTGACGTTGGAGGACTTCAGGCAGCTCATTCTGCGGACCACATCCAAGACGATACTTGACTACAACCCGTCGGACGAGTTCCACTGGATTTACGACCATGTACTGACGCGGGATGACATGGACTTTTTCAAGACGACCTACCTCGACAATCCGCACCTACCTCAGGCAGTGGTGGCAGAGATTGAGAGACTGAAGGAAGCTGACCCAGACTACTGGCGGGTCTACGGTCTGGGGGAGAGAGGCGTAAGCAGGGCTCTGTGCTTAACCCACTGGCGTGAGGTGGACTCCAAGCCAGAGGGCTTCAAGCTCATTGCATATGGGCTGGACTTCGGGTACGTCAATGACCCCAGCTGCTTGGTGGAGGTGTGGAGCGACGGACACGCTTTTTTGTTCGAGGAGCTGCTGTACAGCACGGGGCTCTCGAATGCGCAGATAGCAGAGGAGATGAAGGCGAAAGGGGTCTCACGTACTGTCCCCATCATCGCGGACAGTGCTGAGCCGAAGAGCATAGACCAGATTCACGGGTACGGGTTCAACATCCACCCATGCAAGAAAGGACGGGATAGCGTTCGTGCGGGCATCGACTTCCTGCGGTCACGCCCCATGATGGTTACGAGGAGCAGCGTGAACGGCATCAAGGAACTTCGCAACTACAAGTGGAGGGAGGACAAGAACGGCAGACAGCTGAATGAGCCCGCGCCAGGCTACGACCACTTTGTCGATGCGGCTCGCTATGGAGCGACGTGGCATATGACGAACCCCAACTTCGGGCGGTACGTTATTGGATGAGCTTCCAGAACTCAAACAAGACGGCG